TAAGTATTTCGTGCATTGCTTCTTGGCCTTGGTCAATAAGGCCTTGAAGGTTTTCTCTTGATTGTTGGTATGCATCCGTGAGGTCCTGTTTTAAATCAGGTTCGTTGTAATGTGTTTGTAACACCGGAAGCTTTTCTTTCTTTTCTTCTGGTATAGGTGCAATGTCAAAAACATCGGCCAAAGTTTTATTCAAGTTATTCATAGTATTTTGCTTTTAATTAACCCCAAGTGCCGCCAGTAAAATTTATATATCGCCAAATGTCATTAGTTCCATTGGTATAATTTTATACACAACGATATATTTTGTCATTATCGATTGCAATAAATCCTGCTTTATCACCTGGATCACCTTTAGATGTTAGAGGTATTGGTGTATGCCATTGTAATATAACACCATCAACAGAAAAAAGGCCTGTAACTGTTAAATTGTTTGAAGTGATTGTGTTACTTGAAACAATGTTTGAAGAAGTTATTGTATTTGTTACGGCCAAATTACCTGTTACAGTACCACCACTTAACGACAATTTACTGTTGGCAGTATTACGAGCATATTGATCAATGTCTATTTCAATTGCTTCATTCAATAGTGTAAATCCACCAGGAGTTATACCATCATGAACAGTTAAAGTTTTATTGGTACTATTAATAATTAATTCACCATTGGCACCAGTTGTATTGGCTAATGTTTCTGAACCGTATCGTTTAAATTGTAGTGTACGTGGCATTTTGTTTACCTTTACTGTAAATCTGTTGTTTTCTGTTGTTGTATATGTAGGTCATCTTCTCCAACCTGAAGCATGGCATCACCAGCAAAATTATCTGGTAACTCACCACTTACGATATTTGGAAACTCTGATATCTCCGAATTAATAATATGTGGTGTATTGACATTTGCATCGGTTGGAGATGGCGTAACGTTAATTCTTGCAAGTGTTTCTGGTGTTGGACTGTAAGAAGCAAATGTGTAATTTGTACTTGAACTGGTTGATCGAATAGGTACACTCGAAACAAAATTTCCATTAATGTTTGTTAGGTGTAATGTATTATTGTTCCAGATTATAACTTTTCCGGTGGCAGTTGCTGTGCCGGCTGAGTATCCTTGATATACAATTTCACCTACTTGGTAATTTCCAAAACCAGAATTTGCATTCATATTAAAGAGAACAACATCCTCTGGTCCAATTTTGTTTAAAACGGATGTAATTGAATGTGTAATCAAACCACTAGATGAATCATTAATTTTACCAAATATAAATCCTTTGACCGTAAAGTTTAGTGTCCAAATAATGTTTCTGGTACCTCTAGAATAATCACCTTCATAATCTATATCTTGTGAAGTTGAATTTAAAATTATTGGAACTTCTTTAACAATACCCATTTCAGGTATTAAATTTAATTTGATTGTATAATCTGGTGTAAAGTAAGGAAGAATATGTTCGATAATTTGCGTACCATCTTCAATGTTTCTTACATAAATGTAAAGGTTAAAATCAAAATTATATGGTACAGGATTATATTGTGATACCAAACCAGTATTTGTTTGTGCAAAATTTTTAAAATTGGTGTTTAATTTTCTAGAAGCATCGTATGTAAAACCGGTCATTTCAAATGACATTCTTGGTAGTGTTACTTGAACTTTTTTATCCAATAATGAATCTTCTTCGTTACGAAAAACATATAACTCTTTTGGTCCGTAAATAATAGGAACAATTAATCGTTCTGCTTCAGTCAAATTAGGATTGTAACGAACCAAAGTAATGTCATTAAACATATTACCAAAACCAATAACCAGTTTTCGTATGATTCGATTATAAAAAGTGTTGGCCATTATATACTTCCAAACGGATTGGTTTCAGAAAAATCAATAATTGAATTGGCTTGATTCTCGATAATGTAGTTATCACTTGATTCATCTCTAGTACTATCTTTTAATGGATTAAAATTAGCTAAAACATAACTAGCATTACTTGATGCACCAATAATATTTCTGTTAGGTATAAATTCACCAGCAATATTGGTAACGTTTAGTGTATTGGCTTTTTTGTTCCATTCTTGTACCACAGCAACCACGGTTGCATTGGCTTCTGTACTATCGAGCGCTTGATAAACAATTTCTTTATTTTGATATGTACCTGCACCAGCAGCAACATTGAGTTGTATTGTGTAAGATGAAAATGTTGCTGAATCATCAATTTCTTGAACACCTGTGTTGATGAGCTCATGTGAGAATTTGAATTTCTCTAATTGTAATTCGTAAAAGTATGGTACTTTTCTTCCCAATGTATTAAAATCTTTATCTTGATCTGCAAATTTAATTTCATACAATTCACCTGTACCATTTAAAAAAGGAACATAAATTAAATCACCTTCACGAGGCCTTTGAAATACATTTTGTGGAACTCGTTGAGAAAATGACCTTTTAGAAACAATCACATTAACATTGTTTTTAATTTCTAAACCAAATTTAGAAAAGAATTCTTTTTCACCATCATAATCTAATGAATTGGAAAGATAGAGTTCTAATGGAAATGCTGATTGAAATTTTTTAACTGGATCTTCACCAAACAATAAATCACGAGCAATATCGTTATCGTTTGGTAGATAATAACCATCAAAGCCCATAATTTTTATGGACTCAACAATTAGATCCTCTAAAACTCGTTGTTCGGCTACAGAGTTATAGTTGTTAAAATAAACTGAAGTTGCCATGTTAATTCATAAACCATTCTAATGGTGCACCATATTCGTTTTGCATTTCGGTTTCCAACTTTTCAATTTCACCAACGGCTTCTTCATAGATTTTATCGCCGTTTAGTGTTACACCACCAGGCAACTGTAGATTATTAAACTTCTTTAAATTATTACCCCATGTTCTTTTGATTAACGCCGTAGTATATTCTTTCATCCAACGGTCATTCCATACTCTGTTATAAACAGTAGGGTCAATGTTAGCATAACACTCAGCAACAACAATTTTAGGTGCCTGTGATGATCCCCATGCCCAATCAATGTACAACTTTTGCATATGACGTTGAAAACGAATTGGTACTTCACCCGAAAACATAAGTTCTAATGAACGTAGATGTTGTAGTGTTAATGTATAGTTAACATATGATGCAGAGGTAAAATCATAGAGTTCATTTAATCGTAATTGATATCTTAGGTCAAACATACTAATGGACGCTTGAGAATCTTGAATAGGGAATATACGAGAGATACCAACAATATCTAATTTATTATTGGAACTATCTTGAACATTACTTAAATCAATGTATTTTTGGTCAATATCACTTTGAGTTATTGCTTTGACATAATAAAATTTTTGAAGTCCATCAAAATGGTAATCTTGCCAGTATTGAAGGGCATCATCAATTCGATCTTCGATTTGATCCTCATCCACGTTAATATCAATGACGGGAAAACCTAATCTACGTAGGCAATAATCTTTAAATGTTTGTCTATCTGTTACAGCCGGCATAATAATCTCCTATATTAAGGTATTTATACCTTGCTGGTCAATAGCCATTTTTAAAATTCGATAGGTTTTTATTGTTTTATTCTCTAATCGCAGAATTAATTAAAATTAAATATTAGATATAGCCAAACTATGAAACCGGCCAGCACTTACTGTAGTCCATTTGGTCGCTGATCCTATTTGTGTTGGACTGGATCTATTTGCCACATTAAGACCTCCATCACCTGTGCCTAATTGATAATATTGGTTATCTCCCCACAACCATAAGGTACCATTGGTTTTAATGGCCATCATAAAATTTTGCTGGCCCGCACTTATTCGACTCCAATCGGTTGCTGATCCTACTTGGGTTGGCGAGTTTGTTTCACCGGTTAAATCGGCACTAACACGACCTGATACACCTCTTGTTTGCCTGCCCCATGTCCATAGAGTACCGTTTGTTTTGATAGCTGCCATTGCAGCATATCGAGTACCAACTACCATGCTCCAATTTGTATCTGCTCCTACTTGTACTGGACTTGATCTATAAATTGAGTTACCAATTCCTAATCGACCATAATGACCCCTGCCCCACAACCATAAGGTACCATCTGTTTTGATAGCTCCAATCGTTCCAATAGCAAGTTTGCTCCAATTTGTATTCGTTCCTACCTGTACTGGACTGGATCTATAAACTTTATCATTGAGTCCTAATATGCCGTATTCGTTATCTCCCCATGCCCATAGTGTGCCATCAGTTTTGATTGCAAACGCTGCCTCAAGGTCCAACCCTGTGAATGTTACACTTTGCCAATTAGTATTTGTTCCCACCTGTTGTGGAAAGTTTTGATTACTTGTACCATTAAGGCCTAATTGACCCCTATTATTATATCCCCAAGTCCACAATGTACCATCGGTTTTGATGGCTGCAGCAGAATACCCCCTGCCATCCACCAGCGACCAATTGTTCGCTGATCCTATTTGTATTGGACTGTCAACGGCATTTGCACCTCCTGATTCACCCAACACATTTTTTCCCCATGTCCATAAGGTGCCATCGGTTTTAATACCTTTACTTGACCCGGACCCGGCAGATATTTTGGACCATGTTTCTGATCCATTTTTTTGCGGAGTAGCTGCGTTTCCATTGATCACACCCGTTGGCTGGCTACCTGCAGTCCCCACAGCGCCCCATGTATACAAAAATCCTGGTGTATCAATTCCTTGGATCGTTACTGTTACTTGAAATGTTTTTGAAGAATCTTGAAGTTCAGCATCGGTAGCTACAATACTAAATGTATATGTGGTTTGAGCACCAATAGAAACTGTACCATAAAAATATCCGTTGGCAGCTAATGTAGTACCTGCTGGCAATGTAGACCCAGCTGCTACAGTATATGTGTTTGCACCAGTGGCACTAAGAGTGACAGCAAAAGCTGTATTGGCTGCTTGATTACTTAAAGGACTTGAAGTGACCCAAGATGGTTCTGAACTATATGTAATACCAGAAACTTTAATACCAACGCCACCATCAGGATTAACCACATAAAGATTATAAGATGCCGCTGATTTTGTTGGAACTTGAACTTGTAAAGTTGTAGAATTTACGTATGTAACGGCTGAAGCAGGAGTTGTGTCAATTAATACGGTGGCCCCAGATTGGAATTCGGCACCAGTAACCACAATGTAACCACCACCTACGTTAACCGCTGTATCATCTAATACTGTAAAGGTATTACTGGCCACGTTGGCATATAAAACTTTAGGCGCTAGTGTTTTAACAAGAGTTGCTGTTGCTGTATTACTTAATTGTGTAGTTTCAATTGTTCCAGCGGTGATTTGAGTTCCAAGAATTTTCGTGGTCATTTGAGCCTATCCTAAAATATGGGTGATTTATACTATATTTATAAATCATCCACATTTGGTTAGACTCCCATTTGTTTACGAATCTTGGTGGCTGAGATGTCGGTGATTAATTTGTCAAAGGTTTCTTGTTCGATTTTGTATCCCACATCACGACCATAGGTGATATTGACGATATTGGGTACCACTTGAATCTCGTATTGGCCTTGATAGATTGGATCTAAATCTCTACGGATATACGATTTAACCTGTTCAATGGCAAACGGATTAGAACCTTGCCATCCTTGGCAATCTCGAATTTGAATGACTACTTGACCAGTTTTGGCAATGGCTCGGTCAAACAACGCTCGGTGACCTTCATGCCATGGTTGCCAACGACCTAACATTTGAACTGTTTCTTTCTTCCAGTCAAACACAGGCCGCCTACGATTTTCAATAATGTGATTACCAATAAACTCAGCCCATTTCTCTGCATTTTGTTCTGTAACACGGAAGTCATATACATCTGGTGGTACAAACATTTTATTCGTATCTTCATAACGACCAGCTTCAATTGTATCAACCCAAATTGTCCAATCAGCTTTGAAATTGTTTCTCATTTCTGGAATAGGTGCCACGAAATCACAGATAACATAATCACCACCAGCTTCAAATGCAAACTGTGCCATTCTTAATGATTGCCGAATACGTCCTTCTTTAGAGAAATCCCAATCATTGAATTTCTTACGAACATCATCAGCATTGAACCAAGTTACTTGAGCACTAAATCCTGTGATGGGTAACATTTCACCATAATCGGCTCGTTCAGCATGTTTTTCTAGGTATTTTTTTAATGCTTCTGCCAAAAATGTTTTACCGGCACCAGGTAAACCCATAATTAAAATCTTTTTCATATTTGTTCCTTAATAAAATTATCAACGATTGCCAATGATGAACTGATTGCCATATCCATATCAATATAAACATACAATCCACATCTACCAATAAACTGGACCTTGTCGTTTTTTATGTCCTTATACTTATTATATATTGCTCGATTTAAACCTTCTGAATCTTTGACTGGATAATATCGTTCATAATTATTATCTCGATAATCACAAGGTTCTTCTAATGTATATCTCTCACCGAATCCATGTTCAGGAAACAATTCCCATTTTGTGATGCGTGTATATGGCCCATCATCCGTAAAATTAACTACCGATGTTGGCATATCAAAGTAAGATTTTTTGGTAAAATGAAACTTAATTGATCGATATGGTAATTCACCATGACAGTAATCATAATACTCATCTATTGCCATTGAATTAAAAACAAAATCATATTCAGTTTCCATTTCTTTAGAAAACTTGGTGTTTAATTTTATTTTTATATTTGAATGGTTTAATATATTTCCAAATAGTTTATTATAACCACCTTTGGGTAGGCATTGGTATTCATCATTTGGAAAATATAATTCGTTTAAATCATTTCTTAGTTTGATACGGTTTAATATACTACTATCAATCTTATCGGTTGGCAAGCCCCACATCTTTTTAGAATAAGGCACATACAGAGTTTCAAACAATTTATCACCCAATATTTTTTGTGTTTCCAAATTAGGTGGTAAAGTTAAATATTGGCCTTTGTGGTATGCTTTGACTTTATGTTGATATGGTACCCACTCGGTGTATTGGGACAACCATTCAATTACTCTACTGTTATTTGTGTGTAGGATGTGCGGTCCGTAGCGGTGTACTAGAACACCATCTATCATCTCATCATAACAGTTGCCACCAATATGGCCTCTTTGGTCAATTATGGTAATATTATAACCATGATTGGCCAGTTCCCTGGTTATAACTGAACCTGAGAATCCTGTTCCAACGACCAGTATGTTTTGTTTTTTTCCCATAATTTAATTACGGTATCTTTCGTTATATAAAACGGTATGTCCATCTTGTTTGACATATGTACCACGAGTGAACCCATTGGCATAAACATTTTAAATTCTGGTTTATTCCACACCGTGGATATCGTGTTACCTTCCCAATGATGTTCTTCTTCACCAATAATTAATAATTTATCAAAGTGTTCTTTATACTTTTTAAATATCTTGGCTTGAATCATAAATGATTCTTGTGTAAACCATGTGCTCCTATAATATCTATGCTGTGTAGGAACAACAAAACATGGCCTATAATATGTTTCATTATATGGATGACTTGGATGATAATATAGTTGATTGAAATCTTGTGGAAAAATACCTATTTCTAAACCAGTGACCGATGAAAGATATGTCCACGATTCAATCATTTCACCAATGGCATTAGGAAAATGTAGATAATCATCTTCTACAATGTACACCAAATCATCATCAGGTAAATTGTAGATGTATTCGTAGGCTACTTGAACTGAGTGCCTAGATTTTTTCTTAGGTGATAATCCTTCTTGATTTCTTGGTGGTAAAAAATTGATTGTAACGAAATCGTGTGGTTGAATCAGTTCTTTAAGTATGTCCTGAAATTCAGCAACAGAATTGTCATCAATAATGTGTAATGATTTTTCTGGTATATCTCTGAGATTGGTGATAATTGAATTTAAACACCGAAGAATACATTCAGATTTATTTACTATTCTATCGGACTGTAGAGAAGTTCTATTGCAAGTCCTTAATACAACATGAATCATAATTTACGAATAGCAGATTGATAGCCAGTAGGTAACTCAAAAATTTCTAATTTATCCCAATAACATTGCATAAAATTATCTACTGCCATTTTAGGTGAGTTGCATGGGTTGTTATCTTTTCTCCATACCATACTGTCATCAAATAACATTACACCACCTTTATTCAACAATTCAAATCCTAAAACACAATCTTGTAATACACCTGGTGCTCGATGGTCACCATCAACATAAATGAAATCGGCTTTAACACCACGGTTATATAAGTCAATCAATCCATCAAATGATTTTTTATTAATAAACTCTACCACACCTTTAGGTTCAAATTCTTCTAAATTACTTAAAAACATTTCTTTGGTCTGTGGTATATTTTTTTCTGGTAGATCATCACTTATATCGTAAGGATCGATTGCATAGTGTTTGTAATTAGAATCTCGTTGATGGCAAATGGCCGCTATATTGAATGTGCTTTCTCCTTCAAAACAACCAATTTCAATAGTTGTTTTTGGAAAGCCAATTGAACTTACAATGTGTTGAAAACTTCTAATGGTGTGATCGTGAAACCTTATGGTGTAATTCATACTTCTAATCTATCATTACGAATTGTTGAACGGCCTTCTAAAGGTCTACCAAGAATGGTTGTTTTAAGATTACCATCTTCTTCTCTTTCTTTCACATCATATGCGTAGATACCCGTCTGATGAATTGGAAATATGTCAGCTCGAAGAATGATATCAAGTGGTGCACAGATACCAAATTTAATTACATGAGAAATCATATTTTTTGCCACAGCAGGATCAATGGCATATGCATGAGCCCTACAAATAAAATGATAGTTTGGTCCTTCTGATGCATGAGTAGGTGTTGGTAGAACTGGCCAACCACCGTTGACCTGTTCGTTATTACCTAGATATGCGATTGAATTAAAAACGGTATGAGTGAGATATGGTTGAACCATAATCGAATCATGTTCTAAAATAACAATTGGTTGGTCTATCTCAATACACTTAGCCCACAAAGAAATATGAGATAATGCACAAGCCACCTCACCTCTCGTCAAGTAATGATCGGTGATTTTCATCATTTTCATTACTGAACTATTTTTGGAATGTTCCGGCTCTTTGATGCGCCGAGAATAACCATCATAGGCATCCCAATATTCAAAAGGCATTTTAACCTTTTCACATGATTCGGCACATCGTAAGGCCACATCTTCAGATTTTTTATTATCTTTAACCCGAATGATGTAAGCCTTATCTACATCCATATTATACGAAAAAAACAAAGAATTCATAACAAACTTTCAAAAAATTACATTAGTGCGTCAACATCCTCATGTGTAACGGCTGCATTAACTTGAATAACACGAGCATCTCTAGTTGACTTGGCGGCTTCAATCTCAGCTTCGAGTGTAGAGATTTGGTCAGCAAACTCTGGCATATTACGCTTCATTTGCAATTGGTTTTCTAAACGCATTACTTCAAACTCAGCTTGACCAATTAAAGAACCTTTACGCTCATCAACTGACAACTCACGCTTACCCCAAACAATCTCGATTGGATTTTTGGTAATATCAAAATGGTGTGTTGTAAGAATTTCACGGTTAGGTGTGAGGTCTGGAGTAATCTCTACGGCTGCACTCCAACCGGATTGACCTTCTGGTGCTGGTGTATCCCAGCAATCTGTTACTTGACCATTCTGAACTCGAACATTATAACCTGATCTTGTTGGCATTACTATCTCCTATTACTTTTTAAAATTTTGTAAATCAACTTTGATCTGATCAAATGGAGCAGACCATTCTCCAAATACTTCTTGGCGATACAGCTTCACCGAATCATACCAGACTGTTGTGTTTCCTGGTAAAGCCCACAAATAGTATGGTAATATAGGTACTACAATCCATGTTGGTATTCCCATGGCACCACAGAGATGTGCAACAGAGGTACATGATGTGATAACTAGATCACAACTAGCTACTGCCATTCGTGTTTGTTCCCAATGACCTAGTGGTACTTCTTTAACCCAATATGGTTTGTATTGAGAACCTTCATCTCGTTGCAGTGATATAAATTCTGCATCTACATCTTCTACGGCATTAAATAGTTTAGTTGGTGGAAAGATCCGATGTTGTTCATGTTCGAACTGTGGATTACCTTGCCACCGTAGACCGATTCTCAAACCTTTATGTGGTTCTACTAACGGTTTATTTATGTATGGTTTTCCTGATATATCCTTGTATTCGTAACCTAGAATAGGTATCGTGGACATCGATGGTGCCCAATAATCATGAACTACCCCATATACGGCATCACTCTGGCAAACCGCAACAACTCCTTCTACATCACGGAATAGTGTCGCCAACGAACCAGAACACGCCACAATCACTTCACCAGCAATCTTTGCAATATCCCTTGCGTAACGAACTCCGTGTATCTGGTCACCTAATCCAGCTTCTAGGTTTAATAGTACGGTACCTTTTGATTTGCCATCCCACATTGGCATTGGAGACCTAGGAGGTTCATTACCAAAAACACTTTCATCACGGCCACGGAACAATAGTTTTTCACCTTCTAAAAGTTTACCATGTTGCATGAGATACCAACCACGATTAAAGGCTGCACGATTATTCCATGGTTCTTCTTGTTCAATCTTTTGAGCTAATCTCCAACCTTCTTTGAAGTCACCCATTAGACCGGCAGCCAACTGTAGATCAAGGTCATGTATTGGTTTATTTGGATTGACTTTTTCACCTAACCAAAATCTTGGTTGTAAGAATTCATAATAACGATGTTTCAATACATCTTTAGAATCTTCTTTGTGTTGATAACCTAATTTTGGTTTAATATCGTGAAGGCCTTTTACTTCCCAAACTTCTTCATCTTTTTCTTGCAGATTGGTACCGTCAATGGTATTTAAATCATATTCAAAATCCGGTAATTCTAAAAACTCATGAACTCGTTTTAATTCTTTTTGCGGATCATTCATCAAATCATCATAGTCAATGATTAAAAAGCATTCAGGTGCAAATGAATATCCTTTTTCAAATGTTTCTAAAAACTCATGAACTCGTTTTAATTCTTTTTGCGGATCATTCATCAAATCATCATAGTCAATGATTAAAAAGCATTCAGGTGCAAATGAATATCCTTTTTCAAATGTTTGATATGATTCTTTAAGATGTTTAATTAGGTCATCTTTAAGTAAAAAATAATCCAAATCTTTTGGCTTGGCCACACGAACAAAAGAAGCGGCACAATCTTCTACATTACGAACCGTGGCAATAATTTTAGGTTTATGTCCAAGAACTTTAGACATGGTACGCATGTTAGTATCATCTGCCCAACCTCGAGCTTTATCAAGAATAATGGGTTTATCAATATCATCGTATTGAGTTTTACAGATGTTATTTAAAACATTCTGAATTTTTTCTTCTTCTTTTTTCTGATCTGTTTGAGCTCTAGTGGTCAAACTATCTGCCCATGCTCTTAGAGTACCCACTAAGGTATCTAAAAGATTAGAAGTAGATGTGGCATGAATACTTGGATTTTGGCTAAGAATAGCAGCCAAGACTGTTGATCCAGAACGTGGTAGTCCTGATAGGAAATAAATTTTTTTCACAAAAACACCTTTCAAATAATTAAATCATAATAATATATATGTTACTTAAATAATAGTCTTGTATTATTTGGTTTATATGATGATAAGAATATATTAAGTCATGTAGAATTAATCTACTAGTGTGGCCTGTGATGATAATATAACATCAGCCCAACCAGTTCCTGATCCTACTTGAACTGGACTGGATCTAAGAATTGCATTATTTTGTCCTAATTGTCCATAAGCATTATTTCCCCATAACCATAATGCACCATTTCTAATAGCTCCTGCATGCGAGCCTTGGGCCGCAGGAGCTATTTTTGTCCAACCTGTTAAACTACCTATTTGAGTTGGACTAGATCGATGAGTTGCATCATTTTGACCTAAATTACCATTTACATTTCTTCCCCACGACCATATTGTTCCATTAGTTTTTAATGCATAGATAGCAGGCCCGCTGGATGTAGTTACAACATCCGACCAATCTGTTCCTGATCCTACTTGAACTGGACTGGATCTTAGAACTGCATCATTTTGTCCTAGTTGACCATAATTATTATTTCCCCACGACCATAAAGTACCATTAGTTTTAATACCTAACATATTGCCATTAGCATTACCTATTATTGACCAATTCGTATCTGTTCCTACTTGTGTTGGACTGGATCTATAAACTGTATTATTTCCTCCTAATTGGCCATTAGTATTAGTTCCCCATGCCCACAAAGTACCATCTGTTTTAATGGCAGCAGAAGCATAATTCGTATAACTTCTTAACCAATTTGTATTACTTCCTAATTGCACTGGACTGCTTCGGTACCCAGTAATTCCACCAAGGTACAGATTAGAAAAATTATAACCCCACATCCATAGTGTACCATTGGTTTTTATTGCACTCAATACGGTTGAACCACCGTTATTAATATGAGCCCAATCTGTTCCTGATCCAACTTGAACTGGACTGGACGCAGCCAATAAATCTGCTTGAGCAAAATTACGTCCTAATTGGCCAGTAGTATTAAATCCCCATGCCCATAAAGTACCATCTGTTTTAATTCCAAAAAAAGCTTGATTGGCATTACCTAATTTACTGCTGACTCCATCATTGAGTCCTAATTGACCAAATGCTTGATTTCCAAATACAAAAAGACCAGGTGATACTATTGATACTGTTACTTGAAATGTTTTTGAAGCATCTTGATTTTCAGCATCAGTAGCTACAACATCAAATGAGTATGTGGTTTGAAGACCAACAGTAACAGTACCATAAAAATAACCATTAGCTGCTAGTGTGGTGCCAGTTGGTAATGTGGAACCAGCAGCTACAGCATATGAAGTAGCTCCAGTAGCACTAAGAGTGACATTAAATGCTACGCCAGAAACTTGATTACTCAAAGGACTGGAAGTAACCCAATTTGGATTTGATGAATAAGTTACTCCATTTACACGAATACCTGTACCACCATCGGGATTAACCACATAAAGATTATAGGTCGCCGCTGATTTTGCTGGTAGTTGAACTCTTAATTGTGTGCTACTAACACGAGTAACTGCCGATGGTGGCAAAATCAACAACGGTATTCGGTTGAATATTTGTAGTGTTTATTTGTGTAAATGGCATAGTTATCTCTAAACTGGAAGTTCTCTAATTTGAATTCTTGTGTTAACTACTGGTGCACCACCAACGAATGTTAATGTGGTTCCACTTACTGTATAGTCTGCAATTGGTTCTTGGCAAATACCATTTTCAAATACTAAAATAGAATTTGCGGTATGGCCAGAAGATATTGTAAATGTTGTTTGTACGCCATTAGCGGTGTATGTTCTTGTATTGTAACGAGCAGAAGTTACATTCATCTCACTACCAGCAACTGTTACTACTTCAATAGTATCGTTTGATGTTGCTGTGGCTGTAAAGACAATATTTGCACCAGAAATTGAATAAGTATTTTTCTGTTGATATACACCATTTAAAAAAGCAAATGTTTGATTTTCAGATTGCGGTAGTGTTGATAATGTAAATGTTGTTGTACTGTTATCACCAGTAAATGTATCAATAACTGAAGTAAATGAAGTGGCATATGAACCACCACCAGAGTAAGTAGATACTTCAATCGAGGCACCATTTGCTGGAGCACCAGAAAATACAAGAGATGATCCAGAAATATTATAAGCAGATTTTAATTGTGGTACACCACCAACAATAATAGTTGTTAAATTTTTATCTCTAGGTACAGAAGTTAAAGTAAATGTTGTACATGCACCTGTACCAGTAAATGTATCTACTTGGTTATTAATATGTGCAGGTGTACTATTGGCAAGTACACGAACTTCAAGTACCGCATTGGCATCGAGAGCTTCAGATAATGTAATAACATTATTAGTTAAAGTATATGCAGAAGCTTGTTGGTAAATACCATCAACATAAACAAACAACTGATTTGCAGAAGTTGGTGTTGTAGATAAAGTAAATGTGGTGTTTTGACCATTACTTGAAAAATTCTGTAATGATGCAACATAAATTTGTGAACCACCTGAGTTAGCTAAAGCAAAGGCACCATTGGCATGATTGTAAGCTAATTGGCCTACTGTACCTGGTGAACTGTTAGCAGCTGCAAAGGCTGCGTTAGCATGTAAATAAGAACTGTTAGCATGAGCATACGCTAAACTACCTACTGTACCTTCTGCGGTATTGGCTTTATCAAAGGCCGCATTGGCTTGAATTCGTGCAAAAGTATCTACAGCATTGTTGGCGGTATTGAAAGCTGCTTGTGCTGTTACACTTGTTGAGTTAGCAACCGCAAAGGCCGCATTGGCATGAATGTATGCGGAGTTAGCATATGAACCTGAAGTAACGGCCTTTTGATCAGCTGTGTTAGCAGCTGCAAAAGCACCATTTGCATAAGAAGATGCCGAATTAGCAACACCAAAAGCTCCGTTAGCTTGTGTTAATGGATCTAATCCACGAATGATAACAGAATTGGCAGTTAGATTGGCACTTAATGTGGCAATTGTAAATGTTGGGTTGGAAATATCAATTGTTTGACCAGTAGGTTCACCATTCCAGTTTTCAAACAAATAGTACTTATCGTCCGCTGCTCTGCGGAATAAACCTGTATGAATATTAGCACTACCGTTATTGTAGTGACCTAAGAAACCAATATCAATACTATCACCAGTATTATTTTTGGCTAATTGAATAATAGAATCTTCAATGGCTAATGTGGTTACATTAACTGTAACAGTAGCACCTTCAACACTTAGGTTTCCCGTAACAACAAGATCGCCAGAAATTGTACCACCAGAAGTCGAAAGTCTTGTATTAGAAGATGCAAAAGCACCATTAGCATATGAAGCAGCAGAGTTAGCAGTTTGATATGCTGAGTTAGCATATGAGCCAGAAGTTACAGCTCGTTGGTCTGCGGTGTTAGCAGCTACAAAGGCTCCGTTAGCATATGAACTTGCTGAATTGGCAACACCAAAGGCACCATTAGCATAACTTGAAGCAGAGTTAGCAATACCAAAGGCTGCATTGGCGTAGGCACCAGAAGTAACTGCTCTTTGGTCGGCAGTATTGGCAGCTACGAAGGCACCATTAGCATATGATGAAGCAGAGTTGGCAGTTATAAAAGAAGCATTAGCTTGTGTTCTCGCAAAAGTATCAGTAGAAGAACTAGCTGCACTATTAGCGGCTGCAAAGGCCGCATTAGCATGTAAGTAAGAACTATTAGCATAAGCACCAGAAGTAACTGCTCTTTGATCAGCAGTATTAGCGGCTGCAAAAGCACCATTAGCATACGATTCGGCAGCTGCTGAACCTACTTGACTATAATTTGTACCATCATTAGTAAATGTCCACTTATCAGATGTTTCATTCCAAAGTAAAGAAACATTATCGGATGAACCACGATCAATTTCAATACCTGCATTTTCTGTTGGTGCAAATCCTTGTGGAATATCTGCATTAAGAGTAATGACAGCATCACCAAGATTTACAACAGTACTATTGGCATAGGTTGTTTGGCCTGATACAGTTAAATTACCTGTAACAGTTACATCACCAGAAATTGTACCACCATTAGTACTATATTTTAAATTGGCTTCTGCAAAAGCCGCATTAGCATGTAAGTAAGAACTATTAGCGTAAGCACCAGAAGTAACTGCTCTTTGATCTGCGGTATTGGCAGCTACGAAGGCACCATTGGCATATGAGCCAGAACTTGTAGCTTTCTGATCTGCGGTGTTAGCGGCTGCAAAGGCTCCGTTAGCATATGACGAAGCACTATTGGCCGCATCACGAACCCAAGTATCTATTGCATTATTGGCGGCCGCAAAAGCAGCTTGTGCGGTTATGTTTGCTGAGTTGGCAGCTGCAAAGGCTGCATTAGCATGGATGTAAGATGAGTTAGCTTGCAGTCTAGCAACGTTATCAATTGCAGCACCACCCGATACAGTATTAGCAGCTGCAAAGGCTGCATTGGCATGGATGTATGCAGAGTTAGCATAGGCACCAGAAGTTACTGCTCTTTGATCTGCGGTATTAGCTTGTGTTAGTGGATCTAATCCACGGATTAATACTGAGTTGGCTGTTAGATTGGCACTTAATGTAGCAATCTTAAAACTTGGATTGGCAACATCAATAATATTTGTAATATCAGGAGAATATTCTTTAAACAAATAATAAGTATCATCTACAGCGTGTCTAATAAGTCCTGTATGTACATTTGCGGTACCGTTACTATAATGACCTATAAATCCAATATCGATAGTATCTGTAATATTGCCATTTGCTAATTGGATAATAGAATCTTCAACAGACAGAGTAGTTACATTAACTGTAAGAGTGGTACCTTCAACACTCAAATTGCCTGTAATTAATACATCACCAGTAATTGTTCCGCCTGATGAACTATATTTTGTATTAGCAGTTGTAAAGGCCGCATTGGCATGTAAACCAACTGTATTGGCTTTATCAAAGGCCGCATTAGCGTGAATGTATGCAGATGTGGATAACGCTTCAGCATTGTTAGCAGTTTGAAATGCAGACTGAGCAACTAATCCACCAGAAAGTAATGAAGAAGATTGCCATAGTCTACCGCCTGGTGAGTTTGTATTATACGTGAGAACAAAACCATCAGCATTTGCAACGCCAAGGTTTGGTTCAGCTTGTTCTAGTCCAAGATAATTATAACGATCTGCCGCTACATTAGCTGCAGGTGTTACTTTTACTCGGCCGCTTAATAATTTATGATTAGCCATTTGAGGTTTCTAATAGTGATAATGTTAACTCTGCACTACTATTTGCACTTGCTGAAATTCTAAATCCGTCTCCTGCTTCCAAAACTAATTTACCCATCAACATATTAGTTGCATCTTCTGTAGGTATTTCTGTATTTGCAATTAGTCGTGTAACATTACCATTACGAATATGTGAAGCGGTAACATCAACATAACTTGATGTATTAACATTAGATACTTGTGCTAGAAGAACAACTGTTGTAATTCCAGCTGGACAAGTATAAACAGTATTTGCAACCGTTGTAACCGGTAATGCAATTGTTCTAAAAACGTTTAAAGGTATATTTTGTGCCATTTTTTATTAGCCTTCCAAAGCAAGAATGAATGGTGTCATTTGAGCAAACAAGCTCTTTGTAAATGTTGTACCAGAAATTGTACCTGTTGCTTGGTCAATCGACAAATCTGATACTAAGAAATTTCCATTTTGATCGGTAGAAGTACAGAAAACTGCACCCTCTGCGATACGAACAATCTGTAATTCAGTATTTGGGACTCCACCATTTCTTGGTAATGCTGTACTTATTGATGTTCCAGCTCCTACAAATTCAAATGTTTGACCACTTGCTCTTAATTGACTTTGTTGATAAAAATTAATTGTTGTACCACTTGTAAATACATTGTCTAACGATTCTCTAAATTCTACTACTGTTTGTCCACCAGAAATTGGTGAAGAAGTTGTAACATAATAATATGTTCCTGAGGTATCACCATTTACAAGACCAATCAAACCAACATACGGCTCAGTTGCCAATATATTAAAAAATGGATCAGTATTTGCTGATACATTATTTAGATTGGCGGTAAATGAACCAACTGTTGTATCACCATTGAATGTTGCAGTCATCACTAAGGCACCTTTGCCATTAGATACAAGACCTTTATTACCAAAGTTAACGTTGCAGTTACCCATTGAAGCAGTACCACCTGATTCTGCTAAGAAAGCAATATCGCAGAAAATACCAAACATAGAAACTAACTGAGAATAACCATCATTTGATACATGAAATCCTTTGCCGCCCACATTAACTTGTGTAAACTGTGCAGAAATTATACTCTTATTACCTGTTGCTAAAGAACCATCAACACGCAAACCTGTGCCTGTTGTTGTGCCTGAAGAACAAACATAAACATATGGTGATGCAGTAATACATGTAGACCATCTTGCAGTATTGGCTGCTGGTGTTGATCTTAATGGAATTTTAATTGCATATACAGAAGTATTATCTGGTTGTGTAGACCATGCAGAGTTAGCAGTAACAACTTTTGTTGTTCCGTTATAAGAAGAAATTATTTTTCCTTGACCTGCACCTGTACCACTTGTAATACTGATGGTCATATCTCTATAAATGCCATCTAAAGAATCTTCACCAGAAGCAAGAGTAATTGTACTAGCACCACCACTTTGAGCCGTGCCAGAAGAAATTGTTGAACCTGGAAAAGCAACAGCATTGGCTAAATAGCCTTCAAATTTCATGCAACTAATCCAACAACCATTATTAACCCAAAATACATCTTTTGAAGTATCTAATGGTTTGATAATAGTAGTTCTTTCACCATCACCTTTTACTTGTACAAATTGAGGTACAATAATTGGAGTAATTTCTTCGTATGTACCTGAAGCGATTGTAACTTGTGTGAATGGACGAGCTGCGTTCATTGCAGCACGAATAGTTCTTTTTGCACGACTAGTTGCAAGACCATCATTATTATCATTACCATTAGGTGAAACAAATATTTGACTGCCTGTATTACCTTGTGCAAGTTCAGTAAGGCCTAATGTAATCGAATCTGCTGATGCATTACCTGTAACAATAATACCATTTGCTGGTGTTATTGTAATTGTATCTGTTTGAGAATCTGCTACAACATTTGTACCATTTGCATCAAAGGTTAAAAATGATTGTACAGAATTGGCTTTATCAAAAGCGGCTTGTGCTAATGTATTGGCAGTATTGGCTTTAGTAAATGAACCATTGGCATAAGAAGATGCTGAATTAGCAGAATCACGAACCCATGTATCAACCGCATTATTAGCGGCCGCAAAAGCAGCATTGGCATGAATGTATGCGGAGTTAGCATAAGAACCTACAGTCGTTACAGAAGATTCTCTTGCTAATGGAAAACCACCAGCGGTAGAACCATTATGAACAACAACGGTATTTTTATCTGTATCTACGGTAACTTCAGCAACCACACCTGTAAATGCGTTTGTCTGAGTGGTATTACCTCGTCTTAATTGAACTTGTGTTGACATAATAGTTATTTATAGTTGTTCCAAAATTTTTTTCAAAATTAAGCTAAAGATCCGTAATCGATTGAGTAATATATAGGGTCTGCAACAAATCCATAATCTACCGTTAATCCTTGAGCGCCTGGAGTACCAGCTACAGTAATTGTTTTGGTAATTGAATTGGCAAATACAACAACACCAGATTCACCTACAAAATTAACTTGAGCATTAGAAGTTTCTGCATTAGCAAAAGTATTATTATTTGCAGTATAGATTACACCAAAACTATTAGCACTTCCAGAACCTGTATTGGCTTTATCAAAGGCCGCATTAGCATGAATATACGATGAGTTAGCTTGCAGTCTTGCAACGTTATCAATTGCAGCACCACCTGATATAGTATTTGCATAAGCAAAAGCCGCATTAGCATGACCATATGCCGAATCAAGTCTTAACGATGTAGGACTTGATGTTAATACCCAAGCAACTCCATTATAAGTCCAGGTTTTGCCTTGAAATGAATATTGATCATTTAAAGCTGGACTTGTAGGAAAATTAATATTCGGCATAATCTACTTAATCTTTTAAATTAGATTAAATGCCAAGTTGTACCCATTGCGAATTGTCGCCATCGTTTATGTAAGTAAACAAAATGCCTGAATCCGATTCATACCATTGGTCACCTTGTTTTGGTGTTCCGCCTGGCGCAGTATCAGAATATGTAAACAATACTCGACTATTAGCAGTAGTAAAGGCACCATTAGCATAAGAAGAAGCCGAGTTAGCAGTACCAAAAGCAGAGTTAGCATATGAACCAGAAGTAACGGCTTTCTGATCTGCGGTATTGGCAGCTTCGAAGGCACCATTAGCATAAGATGAAGCAGAGTTAGCAACACCAAAAGCCGCATTGGCTTTAATGTATGCACTATTGGCATAACTTGAAGCACTATTGGCAGCATCACGAACCCATGTATCTACTGCATTATTGGCTGCATTGAAAGCCGCATTAGCATGTAAATATGCTGAGTTGGCATACAAACCACTTGTTACTGCTCTTTGATCAGCAGTATTGGCGGCTGCAAAGGCACCATTGGCATATGATCCAGAAGTTACTGCTCTTTGGTCGGCAGTATTGGCAGCTGTAAAGGCTGAGTTAGCATATGATCCAGAAGTAACTGCTCTTTGGTCAGCAGTGTTAGCTGCTACAAAGGCACCATTAGCATATGATCCAGCGCTGACTGCTTTTTGGTCTGCTGTGTTAGCAGCTGCAAAAGCCGCATTGGCCTGTGTAAGTGGATCAACATTTCTTAACAGTATTGAAGAAGCAATTACATTGGTATTGATTGTAGCAATTCGTGCATTGGCAACATCAATAACGTTTGTAATATCAGGAGAATATTCTTTAAACAAATAGTAGGTATCATCAGCTGCATGACGAACCAAACCTGTATGTACATTAGCACTACCATTACTATAATGGCCTATAAATCCAATATCAACAGCATCACCAATATTACCATTAGCTAATTGGATAATAGAATCTTCAACAGACAGAGTAGTTACATTAACTGTAAGAGTGGTACCTTCAACTGTTTATTGGCAGCTGCAAAGGCTGCATTAGCATATGTACCAGAAGTTACTGCTCTTTGGTCAGCTGTATTAGCGGCAGTAAAAGAACCATTGGCATATGAACCAGCACTTACGGCTTTCTGATCTGCGGTGTTGGCTGCAAGAAAAGCTCCATTTGCATATGATGAAGCAGAGTTAGCAGTTTGATAAGCTGCATTAGCATGACTAAAAGCAGCTTGTGCAAATACACCGGCTGCAGCGTTAGCGGCATCGAAAGCCGCTTGAGCTAAAGTATTTGCGGTGTTTGCTTTTGCAAAGGCACCGTTTGCATACGACCCAGCACTTGTTCCTTTTTGATCCGCAGTATTGGCGGCATCAAAGGCTGCGTTAGCATGTAAACGGATTGTGGATGTTATACCGGTTGAAATTAATTCCCATGCGGTACCGTTATACTTCCACGTTTTACCTCCAAAGGAATATTCGTCATTTAATGTTGGACCGGTTGGAAAATTAATTGTCGGCATGTTTTTTTTCTCTCGTTTTTAGGACCAAGTTCCTACGTTTATATTTGTATTTGCTGCACCTACTGGTTCCATTTTAAAATATGATCCAGCTAATGTACTAAATGCTCCACCGGTTACATCAGATAACCTATATTGTGGAGTAAAAGTACCACCAGATCCAACAGAAATCATACCTTTTAAGAATATGTTATGATTATTCACATTCGTATTTGATGATACTGTTGTGTTTGATATACTATTTATCATAATTGAGGTTGGTGTTGCTATGGAATTCAATGCGGAACCAGTATAATTTACACGATAAAGTATATGATTTATAGCTGAAGTACCTGCAAAACCAAGTTCAATACTATGTGGATTTGTACCAGAAGTTTTCTTTAATGCAAAAGAAGCTTCAAATTCATATACGACATTTGAACCAAGTGTAATACTGACACCGTAAATACTCTGTACTGTATTTAAATCTGTACCTAGATGATCATTTTCCAAAACATAATAGATATTATCATCAACTAAATTTTGATCAACAAAGGCAGATAATTCAATCCATTGAGCTGAATCACCATCATTAATATAGATAAATTCTTGACCTAAATCGGAGTCAATCCACCGATCACCAACTTTTGGATCGCCTGGTGGAAATGAGCTAAATGCAAATGTACTTTTGCCGTTAGCCAATTCATATGCGGAGTTTGCTCTATTAAATGCAGCCTGAGCAGTTGTGTTTCCTGTATTGGCTTGATTAAATGCAGCCTGAGCTAAAAGTGTATTAGTATTGGATTTTTCAAATGCACCATTGGCATATGAAGAAGCGGAGTTAGCGGTCAAGAAAGCTGCATTAGCATATGTTCCTGCTGAACTGGATGCAATATTAATATAGTTTGTACCATCGTTGGTAAATTGCCAAGAATCTACCGATTCGTTCCAAAGTAATGAAACATTGTCTGAAGAACCACGATCAATTTCAATACCGGCATTAAACTCTGGTGCTGACGATTGATTAATAGCCGCATTAAGTGTAACAATATTATCTGCTAAAAGAACTGTACTAGAATTCGCATATAACAAACCGCCAATAACAGTAACACTACCTTGAACTGTTAATCCACCAGTAAGTGTGCCACCAGATAAATCTAATTTATTATTAGCTGCACTAAAGGCTGCATTGGCTTGTATGTAAGATGAATTTGCATGACGCCATCCAGAAGCAGCTTTTTCATTGGCTACGTTAGCAATCTCAAATGCACCATTAGCATATATGCCAACAATTGTGGATCTTTGATCTGCCGTAGTTGCAGATGCTAATGCGGAGTTGGCAAATGAACCTGCCGAATTGGCGGCACCAAATGCACCATTGGCATATGAACCAGCTGAGTTTGCAGCTTGAAAAGCCGCCTGAAGAATTGTACTACTACCAGCATTGTTGGCAGTATCATATGCGGCTTGTGCTAAACTGTTAGCCGTGTTTGCTTTACTGTGTGCAGATATAGAATGTGCATTGGCGGTATTGGCAACCGCATAAGCGGCATTAGCATATAACCCATCTGATTCCGCACCAATATTAATAAAGGATGAACCATCAATTGTATATTGCCACCTATCAAGAGATTCATTCCATCTAAATTGTACCGCACTTTCATCACCACGAACTACACGCAAACCTGCATTGAGTGTTGGAGTTCCTGTTTGGTCTGAAGCAATATCAACTAAATTATCTTCAATCGATATTGAAGAAACAAGGAATGTTGCACGATCACCATCAACTCGCAAATTACCTGAAACAGTAAGATCGCCAGAAATTGTTCCACCAGCAGCAGACAATTTTGTATTGGCTACTGTAAAAGCTCCGTTAGCATATGAAGAAGCAGCAGTTGCAGTACTGAATCCTACATTTGCTTGTGTGTAGGCTGAGTTAGCATAAGAACCTGCTAAATTTGCTTGAACAAAAGCAGCATTTGCTTGAATAAAAGCTGCTTCAGCAACTAAAGCACCTTCTGAAAATTGAATAGTATTAGCCAATGCATAAGCGGCTAAAGCAATTAATGTAGCACTATTTGCTTCTTGATAACCAGAATTTGCATGGCGATATGCGGTGTTTGCATATACACCTGTTGTATTTTGACTTGTATAAGCCGCATTAGCTTTTAGATATGCAGAGTTAGCATAACCACCAGCAACAATACCTCCAGATTCATAAGCATTATTAGCAGCATCAAAAGCTGCATTGGCGTGAGTGTAAGCACCTGTAACAAATAATAATCCTGAAGCATTTGCAACAGTAAAGGCCGCATTAGCATGTGCATAAGCGGCATTAGAATGACTACCTGATGTACCGTTAAAAGCGGAGTTAGCTCTTAAAAATGCCGAGTTGGCATATGAGCCTGCTGCATTGGCCGCAATAGCGGCACCTAATACTAAAATTTGTGTTTGGCCAGAAAAAGCATAAGCTGCATTGGCAGCCTCAAAAGAAGAATTGGCATAACTTTCGGCCGCATCAGAAGCAATATTACTTGTGCCTGTATTGCCTGTAAACTGCCAACGGTCTAGAGTTTCATTCCAAATAATAGAAGCATTAGCTTGATTGCCTCGTTCAATTTCGATACCAGCATTTTCTGTTGGTGTTGCAGCCTGTCCTAGATCCGCATTAAGAGTGATGATAGCATCACCAAGATTTAATTGATTTGTGGCTACATAAGTTACATTTCCAGAAATGGTAAGGTTACCAGTAACATTTACATCACCTGAAATTGTACCACCAGATGAACTGAATTTAGTATTTGAATTAATGTAAGCTGCATTAGCATGTCTGTATGCGGCATTAGCATAACCACCAGCAGTTTGTATTTGTGTTTCTGTAGCTGTAACATTAGCAAAAATTTCTGTTAATAATAATGAAGTATTTACAGAATTGGTGATTGCAGTATTGGCAACATTAAAAGCCGCATTGGCGTGGCCATAAGAAAGTAAACCAGTATTAGCGGCAACAAAAGCACCATTAGCATAAGAACTGGCACTATTAGCAACTAGATAAGCCGAATTTGCGTATGATGAAGCTGCTGTTGCAGTTGTATTGGCCGTATTGGCCACCGCAAATGCAGAATTGGAATATGAACTAGAAGAAGTTGCAGTAGTATTGGCCGTATTAGCAACATTAAAAGCTGCATTGGCATGTGCATTGGAATTTAATGCAGTATTGGCAGCTGCAAAAGCCGCATTGGCGTGTAAGTATGAACTGTTAGCCTGATTATACGATGCTTGCGAGAAATTAGCAGCATCAGGAAAATCGATTGCTACATTTGAAACACCAGTAATACGACCATCTGCACCTACAGTAAATGTAGGAATGAATCTTGTATTACCATAAGTACCAGAAGATACACCACTATTTGTTAATTCTACATTGAGAGTTACATTTGCAGAACCATCAATTGAAATATTACCAGATGCATCACTACCTAAAGTAATGACAAATGGATTTGAAAGTCTATTAGCAGTTGCTGAACTGCCATCTAAATTACCAACAATAGTACCAACAAAACTATTTGCGGTAATTACATTGGCAGAAAATGATCCTTGTGAATCACGAACTACTATGGTATTTGCTACTGATAATGAAGTATTGGAATTTATTAGGTCAGTATAAAATTGACCACCAATAACATTGGCTTCACCGCTATATTCATTTCCAATAAATAACTTTTTGGAAACTTCAGAATAAGCTAATTCACCAGCGGTTAATGAACCATTAGCTGGTGCAGTATTCGCTGAAGAATACTTTATCTGAATAATTGTCATTTAAAACGATCCGCCTGAAATTGTTGATATAGTTTTATTTAGCCAGCGACCGGTTCCAGATTCATAAACCAAAACTTCGTTGTTGGCTGGTGTAGTAATATCAACATTGTTCAGTTGTGTTAAATTTAAATTAGCGGTTCTTGCAACCGTTACAGATGAGATTGTCGTTTTTCTAGGTTTAACTTGTACTGTGATGGCCATTTTTTATCTCGTTACGTTAGGTAATACTGTAATAATACCTTCAAATATTCTTGTGACTTCACCAGCACCATCATCTATTTCCACATCATAGACATATCTACCCGCAGTTAAATTTGCCGTATTGGCCGCAGTCATGGACATAGTAATTTCACCCAAAGCTGGTGTAGATACTGAAACTGTGAATTCTTTTTTGGAGGAGGTGTAGTAGGAACGGCGCATCATAGATCGAGCCGTGTATCCAGTCAGGTTTTGAGGAGAGCCAGTACCATCGTTTACATTAATGACTGTGTTGAATGTTGCACCTTGCTCTAAGGTAAGTTCTACGAAATCTGCCAAAATGACGCTCCTATAATCCTGTTATCGTCTATTTAGTCATTAAGGCAGCTATGCTTATACCGAAAAGCTACTTCCGCAACCACAACTTGTTTCTGCATTTGGATTGTTTAT